GCCACAATCGTCCCGGCGCCGGCCACCGCATTCGGGTTCGCATTGCCCTGCTGCAGGATCAGCAGTTGGTTGAGCGTGAGCGGCTTAAACGACGCGTCGTCAAAATAGAGGCTGCGGCTCGCCGCCGAAGAACGCTTCAAGATGATCGTGGGCGAGGTGAGAGTGGCGCGCTGCGTTATAAAATACTGCGCCCAGGTTGAGCTAAGCGTCTTGACGACGTCACTGCCGCCGCCATTCATCGCCATTGCCGGCGTCGCACTGTCGGCCTTGGCCCAGACGCTCATTTGGTACCAGGCGCCGATCACATTGGTGATGGCCTGGAAGACCAGCGCCGAGTTGTTGGAGCCATCGATGTCGAGCCGACAGGCAAAGCTGCCGCCGTGCAGCACACTGCCCTCGCGGTTGACCGTGCTGGCGCCGGCGATCGATTCGGTCCACGTCCCGGCGTTCGTCGCGCTCGACCACGTTTCAAAATCGCCATTAAGTAGCAGTTCACTGCCCAGGGTCGGATTGTTGACCAGCCCATTGGCGCCAATCGTCCAGGATCCGTTATGTAGCCAGGGTGCTGGCTTGCGAAAGAGCAACTGTTTCAGCGCCGCGCGCATATTACCCCAGTAAGTGCAGCACAATTGTGCCGGTTTTATTGGCGCCACCGCTCGCAATCGTGACGGCCACATCGCCATCCAGGACCATCATCGTCGTGGTGGCGGCTGCCACCCCGCTCGTATTCGTTTCCGCCACACGCGGCGGATAGACGGCGTTGACATTGGCGCCGCTCGCCAGATTCAAAATCGTGCGCGTGAAGCCGGCCAGCGTGTTCGCCTGCTGGATGAGGACAGTCGCCCCGCTCCCTAAATTGGCGCCGGCGATATGCACGGAATAAAGCAACAGCGGATCGGCCGGCTTGCCCAGCGTTGCGCTAAAGGCGCCCGCACCGTCAGTCGTAAAGGGAATCACCAAACTCAGCATTAACGCACCTCATAAAGCGAAAGGAGACTATCCAGCGCCAAGGGAAGGATCATCGTCGAGACCCCAGCCCCGGCCACAACTGCCTCCCGATTCTCGTACAAATGGCCGATCAGGAGCTTGAGCGCGGCACCCAAGGGCGCCGGCAGCGCCGCGGGCGTTGCCCCATAGCCGACCGTATATTCAACCTCGATACTCCAAGGGCGCACATCGCTCGGCCACGTCTGGCCATAGGCTAAGCCCCATTCGCCGGTCGCCTGCACCGTATAGACGGTGGCATCCAGTGTGTGCTGGCTGCCACTGCTGTCCTGATAGCGCACGGCCGCAATCGTCGGACTGGTCAGGAGGGGCGTTTTGGGCAAACGTAGCGGCTCAGGCGGCCACGTTTCTAGCCCTAGGCGCCACGTCTGCGTCATAAGCGCAATCCAGCAGCGCTCCTCGACATACTGCGTGGCCGCCAGCAGCAGGGCGAAGATCAGATCGTCCTCGTCCGTGCCATCAACCCGCAGATGGGCTTTGACGCTGAGTAAATCAAGTGGCTCGCGCGTGGGCGCCGTGACCAAACGCAAGCTGGCGGTCTGTGCGATCATTTTGCTTTCCTGCGGTTTGTCGGGACAGCGGTGCTTGTCTCAGCCAATGTCACCGCCGGATCGGCGGCTGTTGCTGGCGCCTGCACTACAAACGTCGCTTGGCCTAACGCCACCAGCCGCCGCGCCAATGTGTCTTTGACCTCGACCTCAGCCCCGGCCGGGCAATGCTTGCCTGAAATGACCAACGCCACTTTTAACCGGACCTTGCGCATGAGCTTGCCTTCTCCGCATTGATTGCCTGATTAGCTTGATTGCACTGAATCAAACCAATCAGGCAAATCCTCCCAATCCCGCTACTAGGTCGTCAATGCGTCTAACATCGCCGCAAAGCTCTCGGCGTGACGCACCGCCACATCTACGTCTTGCAGCGCTACCACGCGTACTGTGCCAGCCGTGGATCCGGTATATGGATCGACGAGGATGTCAAGGCCACCCCACATGCCGATCAGCAAGTCAGCCCAGTTGCCAAAGAAGATGGCCGAGCACACGCCCGAGCTGCTGCCCTTGGTTAGCGCGCTGCTGACTTGGTTGCTCGTCACCGCGGCGTAGCCGTTGAGCGGATTGGCGCCATCGCTCCAGATCATGTTGTCGTTGGTGCCGCTCACCTTGGGGGTGCTCTTCAACTTGCCGCGCACCTTGGCGTTGGTCACATAGGCCATCCGTCCGAGGTCGGCGTTCGCTGCGGCAACCGCCGTTTCGAGACCCACGATGTTGGCCCAGGTTGGCGCGGCCCCATTCGTGCCGCCGGCGACGCTGTCGATGCCACTAGTGGCCGCTAAACCGGTCGGCTGATTGCTCGACCCCGTGCCATGCAAGCCCGCCAGGTCGATGGCCAGCGCCAACACGGTGGCCAAGTCGGTGCGCACCAGCATCTCGACGTCGATACTTGACTGATTAAGCAAGCGCCGGCTAATATCGGTAAAAGCGCCGACAGTCTTGGGCGACATGGTCACCTGGTCGAACGTCTGCGCGCTCTCGGTGGGCGCAGTGTTCTCCGCTACCCAATAGGCCGTTGCGCCGCCAGACTGGCGGGGAATGGCCACATTGCCGATTAGGCCGGTCAACATCGTCGCTCCCGCCTGGCGCAAGGCCATGCGGTTGCGCAGCAGATCGATAAAGTTTTGGGCCAGCAGGTCGGTCGATACGGTGTAGCCGCCCGCGCTGTTGGTGCCCACGGTCAAGTCCCGGCTTTCGAGCCAGTCGGCCGGCACAAAGAAGGAGCCATTGGGCTCCCGGCCCAGCCGCTGCGCCGTCGCTTGGCTCGCCTCGCGCTCCAGCTCGGCGTCGCGCCAATCATTCGTCATCGCGGCGCGGATGGCACGCACCAAACTATAGCGCTGCACATCGCGCGTAGTCATCCCAATCTGGGCAACATTCGCCGGCACGGGCGTCGGCCGCGCCGCGTCGCGGGCGGGCTGCTGTTCTTGACTCTCCATGCGCGCCAAGCGCTCTTCGCGCTCGATCTCCTGCATGAGCGTATCAGCCTGATTGAGCAACGCATCATATTGCGTGCTCTCTTCTGTGGTCAGGTCGCGCCCTTCGGTCTCTGCCTTATTCAACATGGCTCGCGCGTCGGCGAGCAGTTTAAGGCGTTTTTCTCGCTTATTCATATATCCTCACTATTGTCTACTTGTTATGTCCAACCGGCGACGCCTCAATGCCAAGCGCACCTGCGCCGGCTCAGCGCCGTGGCCGGACAAGCGCGCCTGCACCCAATCCGGCACCTTCGGTAAAGCACCCAACTTCTCATTGCGCACGCCCACCACGGTGGCCGGATAGGCCGGAAAGGTCACCGGACTGACTTCATACAGTTTGACCTTGTAGAGCGTGCGAATAATCTGGCCAGACCCTGAATCTTCGCTCCAGTCATCGACCAAGGTGTCAAACATGAAAGACATTTGGTTGACATCCTGACGCCGGATGCTGACCAGCGCATCGCGCCCGGCCTGCGTGTCCGGTGGATCATTCTCGATGTAGAGCCCGTGCGGGTCTTCCTGGAGGCGCAAGGTTCCATTGGCCTTGCGGCCGAGCGGAAAATCATCGTTGTGATTCCACAGCGAGCGGATGTCATCCCGCTGCAGCGTTTCGGCAAAAGCGCCGGGCGCAATCTGCTCGCGAAACATGCCATACAGGACTACACTCAGCTGATTAAAGACCGCCGCATAGCCCTGAATCATGGGCGCCGCGTCTGCGCTGCCATTGGTCGCCCGTAACTCTGCCTGAAAAACACTGCGCTCCATAAGTCCTCACTATCCTAACCGCCATCACGCGGCGATCACCACGCAATCACAGCCATCATGAATCGGCCCATGCCGCGTATTCCTACGCACCAGCATCTGGCCCTCGGCGCCGCCGTCGATCATCGTGCCGGCCTGAATGAAAAAGCCGCCGATGCCCGCAATCTTCCCGCTCAGCGATTGGCAGAAACTGCAGCTCTCGCCACTGCTCACCCAGCGCAGATAGAGCACCCCGAGCGCGCCGTAGGCCGCCACCGCCAGCGCGTTGCCAAAGCCCACCGCCTCATTCCTGGCCATCTGGCTAGGGCGCGTATCGGTCCAGCCGTCTAGGCGCTCTTCAATCAGTGGCGCCGGGTCCGTCTGTTCCGCTTGGGCGTCGGCGAGCAGCGCCTCCAACTGGCGCCGGCTGGCCGCGGCGTGGGCATTGCCCAAATTGTCCAGGTATTCGCCGATAAACTGGCGCAGCGCCTCGGTCAGTCCCGGATCCACTTTGCCCAACTCGTCAGCGGCCAGCGTCGTAATCTGCGTGCCGTAGCTGGTTAGCAGGGCGTCAAACTGGTCACGCACGACGCTCGGAAATTCCTTGTAGAATTCATGCAGCCACGTCGTGAAATCCTGCGCACTGCGTTTGCGCAAATGCTTATCGACCGCCCGGCGGAGATCTTGCACCTCACGCTTGACCACGCGCTTGGCTATGTCCTCCAGCGCCGGCAGCATGGCCTGCATTAGCTTGGCTTTTTTCTCACGCACCTGGTGAGCGTGTTCGTCCACGCCCTCGCGCAGCTCGGCCCCGCCGGTCACCAATCCCCGACTGCTCGCCGCCTGCGTGCTGCCGGCCGGCGTCATGTTGAGCGGCTGCAGCAGATTGTCACCGCCCGGTAGTGGGTTCAAATTCTCACGCTCACGCGCCTCATTTGGCGCCATCCAGCCCGCATTGATCGCCGCCTGATAGGCTTGGTATCTAGCCAACGTATCGCCGCGCAATAGCCAATCTAGGCTATGTTCAGCATAATACGTCGCCCGCTCGCGCGGTGCCAGCAAATCGCGGGTGATCGCCTGCTCCCAAATGCGCAGCCAGGCGCCCAAGGTGTATTGGACGAACTCGATGCCCTGCTGCTCAATGTTGCTAAAGCTCGCCCGGTCCAGGTCGCCGATCATGTGCGGTGGTACCCGGAAGATGGAGGCAATCTGTGACCGCCCAAATTTCATGGTCTCAATAAACTGCGCATCCTGCGGAGGTATGCCGATTTGTTCAATCCCCATGCCCTCTTCGAGGATGGCCACCTTGTGCGCATTCTCAATGCCCTGATGGCGCGCTTCCCAACTGTTGCGCAGCCGGTCATAGGCCGGCTGGGAAAGCTTGGCTGGATGCTTGAGCACCACGCCCGGGCGCGCCCCGTTGTCGTAGAATTTGGTGCTAAAGGCTTCGGCGCCCTTCACCAATTGCATGGCTTGCGCCATCAGGCGGATCGGGTTGTAGCCCATCACGCCGTCAAAGCCGAGCCCGCGCAGGTGGATGATCTCGTCGAAGCGGTACCAGTTCTCGGCGTTGCGCTCATCTGGCTTGTCGAACATTGGGTCGGGCGCGTAGTAATACCAGAGCCAGCCATCATCCTGGCGGTAAACGGTCACCCGATCCGGGCGCATCGGCCAGATCTCGAGCACTTGCCCGCTGCGACTGCGCACAATCTGAGCGTAGGCATTGCCCCAGCCGGCCAGATGGCCCTGGAGCCACATGCGCAGCTCGACCGAGGTGATCTCCGGGTTCGGCAGGTCGCGCAGCAAGGGAAAGAGCGGGTGGCCGGTGGCCGGCGTCTTACCACGCGCCTGGCGCGCATACAAGATGAGGGGCAGCGACGCCAGCGACTCCGAAAGCACGCGCACGCACGCGTACACTGCCGCCAACTGCATGGCGTTGTTCGGCGTCACCGGCGCCGCCGCGCCCCCGACCCCGCGCAGCGAAGCCAGCAAGCCGTCTGAAAAGACCACGGCCCGCTGCTCACCCTTCTCATTGCCCAGCAAGCGACTCAAAATACCCATCGTCACCCGAATTTAGTGGGCGTGATAGGAATCGAACCCATCACCGCCATCAGCGTTGCGCATTGCGCCCCTAGCCTGACTTCTGAGGCAGACCCAGCCGCCCTTGATCAACTGGGGAAGTTCCCCAGTTGCCGGAAATAAAAAGACGCCAGATAGACAAAAGATGTCTATCTGGTGTTGTGCGCTCTAGTTGTTTGGTTTGGAGAGGGGTTTATCCCGATTCCCCCCTCTCCCCTACCTGCTTTGGGCCGAAGCCCGGCGACGATCTCCTACGCAGCTTTGGATAAGTCGGGCCAATCTAGGCAGCTTCCCTGCGCTCAC